AAAGACCTCTCAGGAAAGGTCTCGAAGACGGAGCTTGATGAAGACCAAAGAACACGCCGGAGAATCTCCCTGATGATCGAAGATGGCATGACCTACGAGCAGATCATCGCCATCGAGGGAGACATCCCGGAAGACTTAAGAAAGGAGATCAAGTAAATGGCGACACTTCCAAAGAGAGAAGGAATCATGCTAGCCCAGACACCGAATCCGAGGAATCTCCTCAGGGCTAGCTACCAAGGCCTAGGCCAGAACCTCCTCGTCCAGCCCAAGCTCAACGGAGAGCGCTGCCGGGTCGAGTGGTTCCACGGAGAGCCGGTGTTGCTTTCCAGCTACGGCAACGAGTTCGACCTGCCAGCGATCAAAGACTCTCTTAAGAGAGAACTCCCTCTCCCCTACGACGGAGAACTCTATGTCCATGGCTGGAGCAGAGAAAGAATCCACAGCACTTGCAGCGCTTCCAGAAAAACTAAACACGAAGACTGCTCTCTTATGGAGTTCCATATCTTTGACTTCCAAGGAGAAGTAACACCGCAGCAAACCAGAATCCAGGAATTAGGGCTCCTTAGTCAGCGTTTTTCAAAGAACCTTAAATTCGTAGAGACTTCTATAATTCCTTTCAATGCCTGGCTTCTTCATTGTCAAGTCTATACCACCAACGGCTACGAAGGAATCATCATTAGGAACCCCGCGGCGCTCTACCAGAAGAAACGCACCACAGACCTGCTCAAGTTCAAGCCCACAGAGCAAGACGAATACACCATCCTGGGAGTGGAAGAAGCCATAGACAAGAATGGCTGCCTGAAATCCATGGTCGGCTCCTTCCTTGTCTCTGGCGACGATGGAACCGTCTTCTCTGTCGGCGCGGGGAAGCTCAGTCATGATAAAAGAAGACACTACTGGTTCATCCAGGAGACACTCAAAGGGAAAACTCTCATAGTCAAGCATGAACTACTCAAAACAGAGAAACAAATCCCAATTGCTGCCGTAGCAGTGGAGGTGAAAGAATGAAAAGTAAGAAAGTCACAAAGGAAATGCTGGATGAAGCGAAGCAGGGTCTTGACAAAGTCGCGGCTGACTACAGCATGGCAGCATCAAATCTACGCTTTCACAGAGACCTCTACCACACCCTGGTCAAACATGCCAGCGCATCCGTGGTCAAGGAACACACGCTTAAAAAGAACTAAAAATAACCACCAAACAACCGAAAAAACCCATTGACACCTGAATAAAAGTGCGTTATATTCAATTAAATGATGGTTACATTACATCATGTCAACGATGAAGGAAAAACACGGAATATGAATCTTTACTATCAAAGCTGCTCCAGCAAGAAAGGAGGGAATCTATGTGAGCAAGAACATTCAAACAATAATCTCTGACGAAGAACACAAGGCCCTTGTCAATTTGGCACTGGATGCCAAAATCCCACTACGGGATTATCTATGTCAGATAATCTCACAACACCTAAAGGAGAAAGCACATGACCGAAGCAACCCCGAACACGACCGCCGCAGCACCTGCACCGACCAAAGCCCGCCGCCTGATCAAGAACATCACCGAGGGCAACATGCTGGAAATCACAGTGATTGACGGCAAGAAGGGCAAGATGACCTTCGACCCCAAGGCCCTGAAGGATGCCAAAGTCCTGGCCTACCTGCCGGCTCTGGCCCTGAACCACCGCCTGGGAGATGCCGCCGCGGGACGCTCAGGCACCGACGCTGAAGAAGCCATCCAGTCCGTCTGGCAAGGCCTGCTCAAAGGCGAGCTCACCGTCCGCGCCCCTGCCTCCCCGAAGGTCTCCGTCAACGACATCACCTCCGGCTTGGCGAAGCTTCCCCCGGCTGAGAAGGCCGCTGCAATTGCCGCGCTGAAAGCGATCGGTATCAACGTTCCTGGCGTGTAAGTTCCAGTTCAGTCCACCTGGACTTTAGGGTGGGTTGGTTGTAATATCTTACTACAAGTTCCTGGACCCGTGAGGGCTGTAGAGGACCTCGCCTGATCAGAGACGAGATATCCAGAATCGATACCAGGAAGCCGTTACCACCAACCCACCCACACGTCCTAGCAACAATCAAACAACTCCAACAGAAGCCGGTGCCAACACCAGCAGAGCTTCTCAAAGGAATGGAGATAACAAATGCTAAGCTACCTCGAACCGGACGACTCTTCCCTGAAGCTGGACTACTCCAGTAAAGACACAGCCCACCAGTGCCTCCGCAAATACCTCCTCAGTCACATCCTCGACCTGAAACCGGACCAAGGCTCCAGTGCCCTCCGCTACGGCTCTGTCTGGCACAGCACTATGGAAGCCTTCTACGCGAACATCAAGGACAACGGCTGGACCCATGACGGCGGAGCTATCACAGACGCCATCCTCCAGGCCAATGCTTCCTGGGAAGAAGAAACGAAGCAACACTTTTCCTGGTACAACGACTACAGAACCCTCCAGAATCTCCTCCAGGCATTCCAGTGCTATATCAACGAGTTCGTAGCTGATGAGAATCATCTCAAAGTCATTGCAGTCGAGCAACCATTCAAGCTCCCTATGATTCTCTCTCCCGCTGAACAAAACCGCTTCCCCTACCTGAAGCCCTTCTGGTTCACTGGCGTTATTGACATGGAAATCTACTACGACGGACGCTACTGGCAGCTGGATCACAAGACCACTGGACAGCCAATGTCAACGCAGCTCAATCGCCTACAGCGCAGCGCACAGAGCATCGGCTACACGTATGCTGGAAGCCAAGTCCTGGAAGAGATTCCGGAGGGTCACTTTATCACACTGCACCATTTGAGTGCCTACAAAAGCAAGACCACTGGTGAATACGGCAAGCCCAAGATTGAGTTCCGCAGAGTCCCCATGATCTACTCCCAGGACGACATCAATTCCTGGAGACAGAACTTCCTGGAGAGCGCCCAGAGAATCATGCTCGCTATCGACCACGACAACTTTCCCTGTGAGCACGGCTCCTGCTACACCTACGGCAGGTGTTCATTCTCTGACATCTGTGACAGGAACCTGACGGAAAGAGAAACACGGAACACCCTGGAACTCAGGGGCTTCGAAAACTATCATGTCGGGGATCACTGGGACCCGGCGAAGGATCTCTAGAGAGGAGGAACCATGACAAGGACATGCTATAAATCTTACAAATTTCCCTGCGAAGGTTACACACTCGAAGTGTCAGAAATAATCTCCGGGGAGCGAATAGCGATCACCATTGCAGATCAAAAAAGCTATCTCACAGAAGACCAATGGCGAGAACTTTGTGACCTTCGCTACCAGTTAGAAGTCAGAACACCACCACCAGAGCCAGAAGAAAACAAAACTAAAACTGAAAAGGAACCCAACAATGCCGATGAAAGCATCTGACGCCACGGTCGAAAGCGAGAGGCTCAAGGCCATGCTGATAGGCCCCTTCGGAAGCGGGAAGTCCACCTTTGCTTCCACCTGCCCCGGTCCCATCTACGTCTTCGACTTCGACGAACACATCCTGGGCTACCGCGAGCGTGACGATGTCTACTACGACCAATTCCCCATGTCAGCACAGGGATGGGTCAAGCTAGAAAAAGTCATCCGTGAAGTCGCACTGGATGTCAAGGCCGGGAAGTACAAGACTGTCGTCGTGGACAGCATCACTGCCATGCAAGACATCGCTATGCAGCGAGCACTCCAGATAGATCCCAAAAAGGGCGACGATGAAGGCCCTATCTGGAACGTCCACTTCAACATCGTCAAGAACTTGATGGAAGCTAAGCTCAGAATGATAATCTCCTGGCCTTGCAACCTTGTCTTCTCATGCCACTGGGATTTCAAGAAAGACAAACAGGGGAACATCATCTCAGCTGATCCCAAAATCCAGGGTGATCTCTCCGTGAAAATCCCTGGGCTCTTCAACGAGATCTATGCTTGCGAAACTGTCACCGTCGGCAACATCACTAAGTTCCACATGAACCTTGTAACGAAAGGAGTCTACAAAGCGCGGAGTCTCTACTCTGGAAAATTTCGACTACTTCCTGACAAACTCCCCAACGACTACAATGAACTGAAAAAAGCCCTGG